CTCTTGGTTGTAATAAACTGGATCATAAACCCACTCACCAACTACTTTTTTGACGATTGGAGCCAAATCTTGATTTGCGACAATCCAAATTGTGTTGCAGCCAGCAAGAGAGCACTCAAAAACAGACTTCTGAATAGCAGTAAAGCCCGCGTTAACGGGCATTAGTATTTCAGGGGTTTCTATCTCGTAATCAGTTTGCAAATTGGCGACGGGAATAACCCCTGCTAAGTGTTGTTTCATAATAGCCTCAAAAATCTATTGTTTGCCAGCTTGCAATTCTGCAAATCTGCATATAAATCTTTTTCTTTGTATTTCGCAATTTCGATGCGATCATCTGCCGAATAGATTTCTTCATTTAACCTCCATATTTCTCTTTTTTTATGTTGAGCTTGTATGTTAACTGTGTGTTGTTTGCCGTTAACAATCAAGCTATTTCTATGTTTCATTCCACGCTTTTCCATTTCATGGATAGCTTTAAAACGTGACATAGTTTCTGAATAATCAAAATCCTGTAATTGCTCTTTTGTAAGAATAGACACAGCACAAGCGTCTTTTAATAGCGCCAATTCTCCTTCTCTAAGCTCATCATAAAACCATATTTTAGAAACAAAGTTGTCGCCAGTTTCAATAAAATCAATGTTGTGTTTTTTGCCACTACTAAAGTATAACCAATCATAGCACATAAATCTATCTTCAACTGCTTCAGTTTTTACAAAGCCTTTGCAATTTTGATCTCCAAAGTAATAACAATGATTAAATTCTATTTCTGCAATCTTGTGGTATTCGTCCATAAAAGAAATAGTGTCTCCATTATATCGGATCGAATGACACAAATGCGCTGTTGGAGTTTTGTTGGTAACTCCCAAGCAAAACATTAATCTTTCCCAAAGAAGGCTTTTTGGAGCGCCAACTATAATCTCATTTGCATGCGTTTTAAGTTTACGCATCTTATTTTCAATCTTAAGATAAGAAAGGTCTAAACTTGTATCCAAAAAAGAAAACTTAAATGGATAATCTGGAGTTGAAAAGAAAATAGGCAGATCATGAATGAAAGCAAACATTAGTGCTTCAAGTGAGCTACCTATTACTATTTTGTCGTATGATAATATTGTTTGCATGATTCGTAAAGTAAGATGTTAGCCGCCTGAGCGGTGTTTAAACAGAAACCGATTCCTGGCATATCAATTTCAACGCAATCACTATTTTTGATGATCTCGATTGGCACACCAGTTGTTTCATGTCCAGTAAAGATACAAATATGTTCTGAGAAGTCAAAAGAATAATCTCTTAGTTTTTGAGATTCATCAGTCAACTCCGCAGAAACAATTTTAACTTTGTTTTCTCTTGCCCACTTCAAAAAGCTATAAGGCGAAGAGTGCTGAATAATGTTTACATAATCGTATGTGGAACCTGACAAAGCATTTAATTTTGAGCGATGTGGAACAGAGCCGATTACATGTAAATCTTGTATGCCGAAACACGCCGCTGAGCGTATTAGATAAGCAAGATTACCGTCACAATCAAAATTTACACAGCCCATAGACATAGGAAGAAATTTTGCTGTTTTGGCTTTGTAGTCATACCGTTCACGTCTTGTTTCTCGATCCAGAACTGTCATTATTCTCCTTCAGTTTTTGAATATGTCTTTCAAGATACCACTTGGCTTTCTCAAGGTCTTCGATTGGATTTGAAGTCTTCTTTCCAGCCCGTGCTACATACTTTATAACATTTCCAAGACAAAAGCACAAGTCCCAAGCTTGAATTACTTTAATGGCTTCGTATTTTGATGTTCCATCTTTTTCGATCTCGCCACTTTGATAGTGGGAAGGGTGGTTAACTGAATCTGGCATGTAAAATCCTAGCCGCCACTGCGACCCCAATAATAACTACAGATGCTACTGCTTTCATTTATCCTCCTTAAATTTCTTTGATTAGTTTTGCAATATCCAATCCTGCACAATCAATTTTCTTTTTAGAGCAATGGTAATGGCTGATTACACCAGCAAATTTACCACTAACAACATCTTTTGAATAATCAGTTGAGGTTTTGCCACTATCTAACGGCGCTTTAAGTTCAACATCAGTAACCCCAGCAATGGCGCTCCATAGAGCTTGCGCTGCTTTAATCTGGACAGGGTAAAAGCCAAGATGTGCCTCTACCTTGCCCCCATGCACAACTGCATTTTCTATTATTGGGCGCTCTCCATAACCATTTTTAACGTACCAGTTCTGATGCTTCGTATAAAATGCATTTGAGATCTCAACTCCAACCGAGGCTTTGTTAATCGCCCCAGAACCAGCATGCCAAGCACCATGTTGCATATCCATAGTTTGGTATATTGTACCATCATTGTCAATCAAAAAATGAACCGAGATTCCTCTTTTATTTAGAACGTCGTTGCAAGAGCGAGAATTTAAACAAACATCCCAATGATTAATAAATAACCGAATCTTGCGATCACTTTTGCCTGAATAATCGTAATAATTTCCAGATTTAGCAGATAGCCCTGCTTTCTCTGACCATAACACAACTTTGTCCCATTTGATGGGCACAAACTTGCCGTTATAAACAAGATAATTTGAATATTTTAAATCTTTTGGCTTGTATTCATCAATATCTGCTTGTCTTTCAGTCCAAATACGACGAAAAGTAGATGGACCACATAGACCATCGGCAGTTATTCCATTTGCTTTCTGCCACTTTTTGATAGCCCTAACAAGCCTTTCATCAAAGTCTTTTTCTCCAAACCAAGATGGCTCCCACCCTAGCTGAGTCGCTGACGAGCGATTATAAAAGTCTTTATCCATTATAAAATTCCTATAATATAGTTGTCTAGAATTACGCTCCACGTCGAAGAACCAATAGAAATTTCTTCGACCATAGAACGGTTAATAATAATTTTTGAACCAGCCAGAAGCTCAAAACGGCAGTCTGGAGCCGTTTTGAGAACTCTGGCAGCGGAATGTGTTGGCTTTGCTGGTGCGAACTCGTCTGGCACAACAAAACCACTAAAATCATCTTCTTCTTGAGTATCTTCAAGAACCTCAATTAGAACATAACGATTTACTGGCTGAAACAAATAACACCTCCATTAAATTTCGCAGTAATCTCCATCGCAGAACTTCGTGCCAGATCCTTGTTCTTCAATGTCGAATCTTTGGATTGGACTAATGTTTGCGATCATCTCTTCGTATCTTTCTTTGGTAATAGGTTCATATGGAGCCTGAACATAGCCTGTCTCCTCGTAGCGTAAGAAAGAAACAGCTTTTAAGCGAGTTTCGTACATTTCGAGTGCATCTTTGATTTGATGTGCTTCTTCTGGCTTAAATGTAACAGTAATAGAAACTGAGTTGTCAGCCCAATAATGCTGGTACTGAGCCGCAATCTCTAACTGCTCCCAAATAGAAACATCAACTTTGCCTTTATTATAGAAAGGTTCTCTCACAGGAAATTCCACGCAAATCGTATTTGGAGAATACTGATCATCTTCCATATAATAACCAGCTTTCTGCAAAGTGTCAAGTAGCTGAGAATCTTTTGCAAAGCGAATACGACGAATGTAATACTCGTTCTCTGGGAAGTGGATACCTGGAGTAGAACCGTTAAGCAAAGAAACGGTTCCAGAAGGTTTGATGCTTGTCATGCGAACAGATTTCGGAATGCAAAGCCAGTTTGAATATTCTTCATCTAGTTGCTTTACATAATCGTATGCATTATCGCACCACTCGTAAACAGTGCGGCGACCAAACTTGTTGAAAGCTTGGACCACGCCAGACTGAGAAAGACCAATACGACGGTTTTTAAGCATCTTTGCGTTGGTTTCCGCCCAATGGGTATTTGAAAGCGTGATTGTCTTGCCGTATAGATAAGCAATTTTTAAAGTCCTTAGATAGTCTTCGTAGCTTTCGTGTTTTGCCGGGAAAGTTTCAACCAAACAACAAAGTTCTGCATCTTCTAACTGCTGCTCGACACAAGGATTAAATCCAGCCACGTTTATATCGTCATAACGTAGACCATCCTTAAAACGACCATGAGTTCTTGCATTATCAAGCCAAATGTACCCTGGCTCACCGTTTTTCTGAGATTGTTCAGCATACCAAGTATAATCCATGCCGACAACAGCGTCAAGAGAGTTATTGGAACCCCATCTGTGGTGGTATAGTTTTTCTTGATCGTTTTTCATCTCAAGATATTCGCGGTCTTTGTGGTTGCCTAAAGCAAGAGCAGCAGATCTGCGCACGTTTCCTGCAACGACGCAACGACCAATAAGATTTTCAGTATCAACAATATCAACAGATGTGATTGGCTCACCAACGCGAGTTGAATAAAGCTCGACTAAATCTTCGTGCAGTTGCTTTAGTGGTCCCGCGCCAGAAGAAGTGCCACCGAAACCACGAATAGGCTCGCCAGCATCACGAATAGCAGAATAATCAAAAACAGGAATTTTGTTGCCAAAGAAAAACCCGTCAAGCAGAAGATGAACAGAGTTTACCCAACCTTCGCGAGAATCATCAATAACATGCGTATCGCCAGTATACTGAGGCTCACGAATAATAATGCTATTGGCACCTTTAGTGTCGAAACCAACACCAATACCAAGCATAAGAGCATCCATCATCCAAGCAAAAAGATAACCACCTTTGTTTGGTAGATCTTTAGTAGATCTAAACGCACAGTTAAAAAGACCAGCAGCAGTGCGATTTTCAACAAAGTCTGTGCCCATCATCCATAAACCTCTCCCTGGAGGAGTCCATTTTAGATCAAATAAGCGCTCATAAGCTTCTTTTGCGGTTTTCTGGGCTTTTGCATCGTTCCAATCTAGCCCAAGCAGATAAACGTGCTGTTTCTGCATGTTAAACATGCCTTCAATAACGCGACGACAAGTTTGCCACCATTCTTCGGTGCCAGCAGCAGTAGGATCAAACTCATTACATCTGCGAGCGTAAGTGCGTTTAAAAGTAACATAACCTAGTGGTCCCCACGGAACTTCCTTAGTTATGTAAGGCTCAATAAAATTATCTGATAATCTAAAGCGACGAATATTTCCAAAAGTTTTCATTAGCTATTTCCTTTTTGTTTTCTATAGTTGGAATATTTTTGTTTAAGTAGTTCTTTCTGTTCTGCAACTGATAGAGCCACTGGATTTAATGCTGCTTGCACAGCTTCAATATTGTTCTTCTCCAAGACTTTAATATTGACGTTTGATGTATCCATTTTGATTGGGTAAACCATACCATCAGGTCCATTTCGGTTTTTGGCAACAAAAACCTTACCTGTATTTGCTTGCTTATCTTCAATTGTTCTGGAAACAGAAAAAATGAAATCAGCAACAAAGCACTTGTTAAACGCTTCTGAAATTTGCTCCATTGTGACTACCTCTGCGTTCAAACCAGAACGATTTGTCTGAGAAGCAGTCCATACGGGACAATTAAACTCGGCAGAAAGTGCCCTCATTTCTTCGTAAATCGACTCCAATTCATTTCTTTTCTCTTTTCTCACTATGACTGGCTTAAGAAGATCGCCATAATCAATAATAATCATTCCTGGCTCTACTCCTTTTTTGACCAAACGAGACAAATGCGAACGGATTGTATTCGTGGAAGCAGACTTTGTTGGATATTCTTTAACGATCAAGCCACCCTGAAGATCCTTTACCTTTTCATAAATCTCTTCTTTAAAGTCTGTAATGTTTGTAAGAGGAAATCCTGTAAGGCAAGAATCATAACGACTAGCTATAACCGTATCCTGTAGTTCAAGCGTATAATGAACAACAGTTTTGCCTTCCTTAATTGCTTGAGAACCAAGGTGGACTAGTGCCATTGACTTGCCAGCACCAGTAGGTGCAATAACTACTCCTAATTCGTTTCTACCAAGACCTCCGTTGGTGA